TTTGGTAACAAGGGGCACCCTCTGGGATATTCCCGGGGGTTGGGCCTCCACGCGGGATTGTCGTAACAGCAAAATCCAGAAAATAGCCATGAAAACGTGGAGATCAGTCTCGGCTTAGCAAGCCCCACCTCGACGGTGTTTAGGTCTTTAAAGGCAAGATGCGGAGGAGCGCGTCTATCCACGGGAAACAGACCAGCCCGTGGCGTTGATTTCAAAATCCATAAACATCATCAACGAATCTTGCCACCCGGGCTGCTTGCGGAGAGCGAGCAAGCAGCACTGGTTTTCGGGATAGCTACCCACTGGGGCGCAAGCCCCCTCGACGGAGCAGGAGTTCTGCAACCCAATACCGAGTCACGAACCATGTTGCCTTCAAAAGTTTCGAGACCCAAGCTTACCTTTCGCACACAGCGAGAGAGAGACCAAGAGCGCCATCTGGAAGCGCTCAAACGCAGTCTGGCCCCCAAAGGGATGGAGCCAGTGCAGTCGCATGACGGAGAAGCATACGTCTGCCTTAGCCGGGCACGCCAAGAGCGGCCTTTGCCCGATGATGCCCTGTGGGAGAAAGAGAAGACTATCCCATGGGAAGATCTGTACGTTATGGAGAACGCCGTGCGGATGCCTCGCGACAAGCCCAAGCCGTCCAGAGAAGAGCCCAAGAAACCACGGCGCACGGAGCAGCAGAGGCGAGAGCGGATGGCGAAGGCACGCCATGATTACGACGCCGGTAAGCGCGCAGAGAGACGCGCAAACGTTATTCGGTTCGTCGAGACGTACCACATTGGAGAGGGAGATGCTGACTTCCACGACGTTCCCTACGTGCAGGACTGGATGTTTCCGATCACTGTTGAGGGGAATTCCGTCACCAAGGGTGGTATCCGCCGAGAGAGGTTCACGATCAGAAGCAAGCGAGAATTCCTCGAGCGATTCAAGCCATGGGTGGTGCCCGGCGTCCATGCCGAACGCAAGGAAAGCCTGGCCGATGACACTCGCAGGGCACGCGGCCCTCGTCACAAGCGGACAGATTACTACGACGAGGACTTTTCAGTCTATGCCCAGCTCAGCGGGACCCATGGCGAGTGGACCAACGAGGACGACGTGGTCTACAATGAGCTTCTTGAAGAGGTCCTGCGCAGCACTGAGGCAACTCGTACTGAGGCGAGGCTAGCAGCCGACTACCTCATCGACCTTACCCCTGGTCCGATGCTGCTGCAATTCATGAACAGTCCTACGGGACTTGTCGAGGCCATCCTCTTCTACGCGGAAGTGACGCCCAACCTCCTCGTTCTTCAGGTCGTGAGCAGCCAGATGCGAAATGGCACCGTGCGCGAGCAGGTCCTCAACGGATCACGCGGGTCGTGGACGGACACGGATGACGTCCCGACGGTCGCGCAGCACCAGATTCTCTCGCTCCGCGGGATTGAGGAGGTTATCTTTGCAGCCCCTGGCGTGATCGGATACTACCTTGGTGCGACGTTCCTGCCTCCCGCAAATTTGCACGTGTACGAGCCGACAGGCGCATGGTATTCGAGCACCAGCCGCTTCGTCTGTGGCGGGATCTCTGGCACTGCTGACGTAACCACCGTCGACGCTTTGTACGACGATATGATCGCACTCAGTGCTGGAGCCACCGTACGAATCACGTGCCCACAGCTCGGGATGATGCTGGAGTATGAGGGTACAACGACGGTTGTGGCGACCGCCATCTGCAACCAAGAGGTGTTCCTAACTGGTTTACCCGGCGTGGACACCGGACTGGAGTTCTTTGGTCGCCCGACCCGACAAGTTCTGCGGAAACGCTCGTCTGGCGAGACCCATTGTACCCCGGCTGAAAAGGCGGCTCAGCCAATCGTGCGGGATGGCCCAAAGGAAGTCAAGATGCCCGTGTTGACTGACGAGGGCGACTTCGTTTCGGTGGCCTTCCTCAACGGGGCCAACGGAGAGGCGACCAATAAGGACGACGTACGCCGCGTGAAGGGAAAACGCTCGAAGGCCCCTCCGCGCCGCAAGCAAGCTGCGCGAGCGCCAACCCGGACTCGGAGGAGGCGTAGTGCTGCCCGTCAGTCCGTCCAGCATTTTGGCGTTGGGCTGAGCCCCTGCGCCAGCAAGTACGCTGTGGCGGTCGCAAACCCGTTCCACCCGGACTCCGAAGGAGCCTGCATCCCCACCTTCCCATCACCCGACAGCCAGAAGGTGATGTGCATGCAACGCACGGTGACGATCACCATTGGCACGATGGGCATTGGTGGCGCATTCATCGCACCGAGCGTGGCCAACGACGCGCCGAACATCGCATGCACGACGGCCCAATACTCGGCGACGACTCTGTTCATGCCAGGGACTGAGGTGGCAGGCGATTTCAGCTTGTCATACCCTGCTTCGTTGCCGTACCAGTATTCGGAGTTGCAGGTGACTGCTGGCAAGTCGATGGTTCAGTCGAGGATGGTGTCTGCTGGGTATCGTGTCCGCTACACCGGAACTCAACTCAACATGGGCGGTATGGTCTCCGGATTCATCATGCCAAACCACCACTCGGTGGCTTATGACACCTCCACTGGCCCTCTCACATGGACCCATGGCGACGTGACGACGAGGCCGTTCGCCGTGTCCAGGATGGTGGACCGACGAATGAATGCTCAGTGGCAGACTGCCTCGGTGAACGCGCATGAAACCACGTTCCGCGAGTTCAGTTACCCGTACATCGACGAGGACAATGCTGGGACTACTGGTTCCGATCCCTACGCGTCGGTTCGCAATTGTGCTATCGGCGTGATCGTGGTGACCGGTGAGCCAGGCAACACCTTCAACTTGGAGGTGTGTACGCACGTCGAGTACATTGGGCAGCCTTGCAACTCTGCCCTCACGCGCACCCACACAGACGCCCGCGGCTTCGAACTTGTGCAACAGGCAGCCGGCCAGTTGGCCCGCAGCGAGGCTTCGAGCAATGGCAACGCATGGAGCATGATGAAGCGTCTCCTGAGTCACGCCGCGAGTGAGTTGATGCCGGTTGCGATGAATGGGATATCCCTGGTTGCCCAGGGAGTCGCCGGCCGTCAGCGCCGCGCACTGGGTTTTCACTAGGACTGTACAGGGAGGCCGAACTGGTACTCCACCTAGTGTTCCGTTTTTTGTGTCTGTTTGAGTTCATTGTGTGGTGCTTAGACTCGTTAGTGTTCATTTTCCGGGCTGTAAATAGAGGCTCCCGTGAGGCCATTTTTGTGTTAGACGAGTCTGTGGAGTGTTTTTGTAAGAATAGAGATAAAGTGGGCGTGTGGTTGTTAGCGAGTATGTGGCTCGCCTTCTTGTTTTCGCCGAGAGGGGACGTCATTCTGAGAGGTGGCGCGAAACGCCGATCGAACCTGAACAACCGCGGCACTGGCGGTAAGAGCAAGGCTCCACGAGATCCTCAGCCGCCTGCAGCGAAGCCACGAGTGCTCTCAGTGGGCCAAACGGGCGCATCCGACCCCCAGCCTGACGGGGCTGAGGGGGAAGGGGAGGGCGTGATTCAAACTGAGAGTTTACGCAACATCTTCTCTGTGGCTGACAAGCCGAACATCAGAATGGTCCACCCGTTCGCAGACGTGATGAGCCCAGACTGGCTGGCGCTGAACAGCACCGTCAATTTTGATCAGGACGGCTCGCCTTTCTGTGGGTTTGCTGCCATCGACTTGGCCACCGGACATCGACCTGATGTCGCGAACTACCAGCCGTACATGGTGTCGATGAATCCCGTCGATGCTGGTGTTCCAGAGCAGCTGATCCGTTTTGCGACGCGGCGCGGGGTGAATCTCATGATCAGGGAACGCGTTGACCACGTGCTGAGAGGGCCCATTGACGTCGTCCGGTTCAGGCGCGTGACGAACCCGGCTTGGGGTTTCGTCGACTTGCGAATGAACCGCGGTGGCGAGGGCCATTACACTCTGACCTGTCGGAACGTGCAGAGCTTGGTTGCACTTCCTGTGCCGAAGGTTCTGCCGTATTGGCAGCCGAGCAAGTGGTGGTTCCTCGCGGCAGTGGTCGTCTGGTTCGTCGACTGGAAGCCAGCAGCTCTCCTCCTGCTCCGCTGGCTGATCTCGCTTGAAGATGAGATGTGGCCAGGGATGGTCGAATGGCAGACAAATGATTCTGACGTCCGGCCTGTGCGCAATAAGAGAGACGCGATGGAGGCACAAGACCTGATCTGTATCACGGACTTCCGTAGAGTGCTTCGCGTCGGTGGCCAGTTCATCATCTCCTGGAAGTTCCGGAGCCTGCGCGTGTCGCTGTCACGATTCCACCAGGCTTGGAACAGCGCGCAAGGCCTTTGGAACCGTGGGATTGATCCCAGGAAGGCAGCCGGGGACATTGACGGATTAACAGGTGTGAACACCGTGACCAAGGGTTCAGAGATTGCTGACACTGGTGAGTATCTACGTCACATCGTCTCGTGGTGCCTCCCTGCTTGTGTTGAAGAGCGGCGTGCTGAACTGGCGTTTAACGCTACAGGGCATGAAGTGACCATTGGTGAAAACGAGCAGCGGCTTCTGGAGGTTCAGGAGAATGGAATCCAGGGCGGCAAAGTGAATCACGTCAAGGCGTATCGAAAAGGGGTCGTCAAGACGAACGTGCCAGTTGCTGTGGCTCCTATAGGGTGTGTTGAGGGACCCACCGGGCCGGTCGGGCCGGGTGCTTATCCTCTCACAGACTATGCCACGCTGCTCGCCGCGTTCACAGTGCGCTCGATGACTGCCAAGGAGAAAGACAAAGCCCTGGTCGCCGAGTTTGTGGCGTTCTCCCGAGAATTTCTCAGACCCTACATTGAAGGGGTGCAGCACATGGAAAGGGAGGAAGAGCCAGCAGTGGCGTTCCGGCGGCTCCAGCGTGGCAAGCAGCCAGAGAGGCTCATCGAGGAGATCATTGAGACGGCGGAGCTGGACCGCCGCGGTGTCGCGCCAAAGAAGTACCGTCAACACTCGTGCTTCGTCAAATTCGAGAACTCTGGCAAGATGGTCAAAGTGGGAGAGCGTAAGGAGCTGAGAGTGAAGCCGCGTCTGATCATGGTCATGTCGGAGAAAATGAAGTACGAGTGTGTGCAGATCCTCGATCTCATCAATTCGTGGAACCACGGACCCTTCAAGAAATTCCAGGTTAAAGACATGGAACCCGAAGAGATGATCGAGAAAATCCAGTCGGCTAGCAACAGGAAACACGTCGTCAGTGACTACTCGTCGTTTGAGTCCTCTGTGGACCATGCGATTAGGAGCATTGAGAATTACGTGATGCTCAACCTGTGCCGCCGGTTCGGGTACAATGAGACTGCACGGGCACTCCGACGTCACGCCTACGGGGGCCGAATCCTCACGACAAAGCACGGGAGATTTAAGATCTTCTCGCGCTGCAGTGGCGACTACTGGACCTCGTTTGGCAACGGCATTGTCAACGTGTGCATCATGGCTTTTTGCGCACACAAGAGTGGCAAAGAACTGGGCCGAATGCTCGCTGAAGGCGACGACGGCCTGGTGGGTGCCGAGGTTCCGGACAAGGCCCTTATCGAGGGGCTAGGTTTTGGCTTCAGTAGTGAGTTGGAAGGGGCCAAGCCCGGCGACTGTGACTTCCTACGGTCCGTTTGGGTCGACGGGAAGCGGTACTTGAATGTGGGGAGGTGCATGTCGGTGTTTTGGGTGAAGAACGCTGCCCAACTGCGGAAGAGCAAGCAATTGTTCCTACTGCGAGCGGCAGCGAACTCGCTCTACTGGCTTAGTCCAGGGCATCCGGTGCTGACTGAGGTCATCAACCGAATCCGGTACGAAACCCGGTCTATGCAGCCGTTCAGAGGGTGGCAACGCTACCTAGATCGGTGGGCTGGGCGGAAGTATGCAGAGGTTGCAAAAGGCACTGTGATGATCCGAGTCGACGAGTCGATGAGATCAACACTGGCAAATCCGGTCGGACGGAAGGATGACGAAGGCAACTTCGTGGAGAATTTCCCTTCAGTCTCGATCCCAGCGCAACTTGATCTGGAGAGACAGTTCCGTGAAGAAGAGATCGTCTACACCGGGCAGAGCTTGAGTAAGAGTGACGACTACCAGATCATGTGTGCGAGTGCAGTCCTCCTGAAGGAGAGAGAAAGCCGAGACCGCGGCGACTTGGCGGTGCTTGAGCGAATATTCATCAGAAAGTAAGTGATTACCTGCTTAGCAGGCGTGGGACCTTGTCGCCAAGACACCGGTTGCATTCCGGGGCGTGGACCCAATGCCTTCGCTCGCTTGGCGAGCGTCGTACCCGCTTCACTAGATATCCGGTCGGACGCCGGAGGGTCATGAAGCAGCCCACACCCG